TTAACCCCGCCAATTCGCCTCGTAACCGCGCGTATCAACGTGGACGAAGCCGCTGCGAGGATAGATCCCGATGCCGCCGCGGAACACGCCGGCTTTGCGCATCTCTTTGAGGGTATCGGCCCACTGCTCTGGCTTGCCTTTGTCGCAAGTGAAGTCGATCGCCACGAACTTCATGTGGAACGACTGGCGCTCGCCGCCGACTGCGCGGTTGTAGTCGGGGCTGCGATAGGTCGAGAGGAGTCGCAGCGGCGCGCCGAGGCGCTCGCGCAATTCATCGATGACGCGCAGGGTCGGCAGGATGTTGGGCCACAGCTCGCGTGGCGGAACGTCGTTGCTCACGCCGTTGCGCTTGCGGCTCCAATAGGGCGTCAGCTCCGCTCCGCGGAAGTGCTTGAAGCCTTTGCTGTCGATGAATTGTTCGAGTTCTTCGGCGAGGTTCATGCCTCGCCGGCCGCGTCAACTTGCGGCTCGTCCGGCGCTTCCGTAGCGATGACGGCCTCGCGTCCGATGAGCTTGAGCATTGTCGCCGCGGCGGCCTGCATCGCCTCGCAGTCGAGGTAGTGGTTCGGTCGCTTGCCGATCTGCTTCCACAGCCACTTGCCGCCGTCCTTCACACGCTGCTCGCTTTCCATCTGTGCGAGATATTCGTCGTCGATGTCGTCTGGCACTTCCCACGTCGCGCCACGCTCCGGGTCTTGGTTGCGGCGAAGCCGGGCGAGCGTGTCTTTGATGTTCAGGTTGCTCCAGTAGTGGACGAAGCAATGCCGCGTGTGACCGAGCACGACCTTGCGGCGTGGCGAGTAGAACCGCTGCACGGTCTTGCCGCTCTTGGTGCGATGCACGAACGTCGCCCGCCGGTCGCCCATCAGCGCGACCCAGCCGCGCTCGGCGCATTCGCGATAGACGTCATAAGTCGCGTGGCCGGCATCGAGGAAGACCAGGCTCGGATGAATACCGAACCGCGCTTGCATTGCCTCCACGTCCTCGAAGGTGAGGAGCCGCTCGTTCCAAACGAGCCGCGAGGAACCGTTGGCGCTCCACGAGCGCACTACGGCGAACAGATGATCCATCTGGCAGTCCACCGTGATGATGCGAAGTGGCGCGGAGATGTCGCCCGGCTCGAAAGGCGCGGCAACGAGTTGGCCGCGTGCGTTCACTCCGGCCTCGTCTTCCCAAAGCTCGCCTTTGTGGTAGCCGCTGCGTGTGATCTCGAGCTTGTAGTCCTCGGCATACTCGCGCCACGGCAGAGCGAGGCGCTTCTGATAGAACTGCTTGAGCGCGCTGATGTCGCCGCGCCGGGCGATGGCCTTCGCGCGCAAATACAGCTCCGCGAGTGCGCCCCAGCTCATCGTGCAGAGCGCGTTCCAGTGGAAGCCGACGCTCTCCTTCGCGGCGCGCGGATTCTGCACGACGAAGCGACCGGTCGCATTCAGCTCACGCCGGGTGCGGTCACTGTCGTCGAAGTAATGATTGCACGACACGCATCGCATCGCCGCCGTGCGGCGCACTTCCGCGTAATCCCATTCACCGTCCTCATCGCGCGCCGACTTCGACCACTCGATCTGATCCCAGGACCACGGCTGCCGTGCGCCGCACTTCGGGCACTGGAACATCCATTCCCGCATGTCGGTCGTCTCGAACTTCCGGTGAGTGTCGTCGTTCTCCTCACCACCTTGAGACATGAACACGCACTTGCCCAACCAGCCGAACGCGGTCACGCGCGCCTCGGCCTCGGCCATGTGACCCACGGGCCAGCGCCACGTTTCATCGCCGATGAGCCAGCGGATCGAGCGGCGCTGGAGGTTGGTCTTGTTGTGCGCGCCGAGCACCCACAGCGTCATGCCGTTTCGGAAGTGGATTGTGGTGTTCCGCTTCTTGTGTCGGTCGCCCGGGAAGAGGGCGCGCACTGGAGCGCAGTCCTCAAAGAGTTTGTGCAGCCGCGATTCCGCCTGGTCTTTGGCGTCGTCGTCGGTCTGGTCGAGCCAGAGCGTCGGGCCGGGCAGATTGGCGATGACGTGACAAAGCCCAAGCTCACCGACGCTCGTCTTGCCCGACTGAATGGCCGCGATGATGAAGACGAGGCGCACCTTCGGATCGACGACCGCCTCGAGCGGCTCGCGGATCTGCGGCGAGTTATCCGAGCGGAAGCGCCCGGGAATCGGCGAGTAGGGAATCGAGTGAACGTGCTCCTCGGCCCAAGCCCACGGCGGGCGGCGGTCGGGCGGTCGCCATGCGTCGCGCCAGATGGTGACCAGTTCAGGTTCCGGACGGCCGGGCTTGTTCATCCCGCGTGCAGCATTGCGAGGACTTCATCAATCGCCTTGCGGCACTCCTCTTGAATGCCAGTCGCGTCGAGGCCGGAAAGAATCGGTGGCAGCTCGTTCTCGAATTTCCGGCGCAGCAACGCCGTCGCCTGGCCTACGAGATTCGTCCACGTCGCGCGAACGACCTCGACGGCAATGAACTCGCCGCGCTTCACCGCCAGCCGCATCTCACGCTCCTCGACTTCGGCGAGAAGTTTCCGCGCCTTGAGCGCCTGCTGCACATCGGGCTGTTCTTCACCGCCTTTCAGCCCGCGCTGCCGCATGAATTCGCGCCAGTCGCCGACATCGTGCAGCCCGTTCGATCCCGCCTTCGGCGCATCGTCGAACTTCTTCCACGAGTGAATCGCCTGGCGGCTGACCTTCAGCACCGACGCGAGTTCGACGAAGTTCCGCGCGAACGCCGGTCCTTCCGCACCCGCACCGACGGCCATTGATTGCAACATCGCCCGCTCGGCGCGGCTGATCTTGCCGCCGGCCTGCACTCGTTTGACGAGGTTGGCGAAATCGCGGTTGAGCAGCCGCTTGGCTACATCGGGTGGAATGGCGTCCATTCCACCGTCGCCGCGTCAAAGCGGCCTGCTTCGTTGCGCAACGAAGGCGCTGCCTACTTCCTTCGCCGCTGCGGCTTCACGTCGGGCTTAGCCTTGGCGCCTTGGATGATCACCAGCATCGCTTTCAATCCGAACCCCTGTGGCATCGCGCGTTCCTGCTCCCAGTTCTCAAGCGAACGCCTAGACACTCCGAGTTTGTCAGCGGCGGTCTGCTGCGTGAGTTCGTTCTGATCGCGCCAGTCGGTAAGCAGCTTGGCGAATTGCTTGTGGGTCACGGCCCAGGAATGTCCGCAAGTTGCGGAGCACGGTCAAGGTGCACGCCTTTGACAGTCCGAGCTGGGCGTGAAGATCCACTGCGCGCACAACGCCCTCGTCGATCCGGCGACACTGAAGCCGAATCCCAAGAACCCGAACCGGCATAGCGCGCATCAGATTCAACTCCTTGCGTCGATCATTCAGGAACAAGGCTGGCGCGGTCCCATTACCGTCAGCAAACGCAGCGGACTGATCGTGCGCGGGCATGGACGGCTCGAAGCCGCATTGCTCATGAGTGCGACGGTCGTGCCGGTGGACTATCAGGACTACGGCAGCGAAGCGGAAGAACTCGGCGATCTCCTCGCCGACAATCGCCTGGCCGAGCTTGCAGAGCTGGATGAGGACGAATTGAAGCGACTGCTCGAAAGCATCCGCGAGAGCGACCCGAACTTCGACATCGAGCTGACCGGCTTCATGGAAGACGAGATCGCGCGACTCTATGACGAGAAACCGGAGGACGATGTGGAGACCGTGCCACGCATGGAGATTCAGGCGTTCGAGCATCACGACTACCTCGTGTTCATGTTTCACGACCTCCGCGACTGGATGCTCGCGCTCCAGCTCCTCGGCGTCCGCGAAGTGGATTTCTCAATCACCCGAAAAACCAAAAAAATCGGCCTCGGCCGTGTGCTCCATGGAAAACGCATCCTCGAACTCGCCCGCCGCGGTGGCAGTGCCACTGACCAACTCGCCGGCGGAAATCAACCTGCTCTCCCCGAAGGACTGGTCGGAACTGGCTCCGTTGAGCCTGCGCCTTGTGATCATGTCGCGGAGCCGCCCTCGGTCGATCAACAGCCACCGCCTGTTCCCGACAGCAACGCTCGTCGTTCCCGAAAGCGAGATGGCTGATTACGCGCACGTCGCGCTGGAGAAGGTCACGATTCCCGACGACGTGACGGGCGTGAGCGCGGTGCGAAACTGGATTCTGCGCCGGTTCACCGATGACGCGATCGTGATGCTCGACGACGACATCACCGCCTGCGTCTGCATGGTGTCGCTGCGCTGCCGCAAGCTCTCGACCGATGAAACGCTCGCGATGCTGGAAAACTCCGCCTACTGCGCGCGTGGCGCCGGGGCTCGGCTATTTGGCTGGCACCAGCGCAGCGATCCGCGCCTGCTTCAGCGCAACGATCCGTTCGGCGTTCACCATTGGGTCGGCGGAGCCGTGGGAGTCGTGCGTGATGCGAATGGTGGCGTGCCGAAGTGGGATGAACTGCTCAAGTGCAAGTGCGACATCGACGCCACGCTCGAAGAGTTGATGGTCAATCGCCTGGTCTGGAATGAGGCCCGGTTCTGTTTCGTGCAGGAGCGGGATAAGAACCTCGGTGGCAATTCACTGTTCCGATCCGCTGAGCGCATCGCCGCCGAGAAGCGTTACCTCAAGCGGAAGTGGAAAGCGCACATCCGGTTCGAGAGCTATCAAAGTCAGGACAAGACCGCGATTGATGCCCCGCGTCGGCAATCTTTCAGCCTCAATGCGTAAAATGGAGACACTCCGCGATGGACTCAGCGCGCGCCGGAAGACGAGGAGGAAGCCATGCCTTCATCACCTACGCGCGACCGCTCGAAGCACCCCTTAACACCCTCCATTCTTTTTGGCCCAACGTGCTAGGCGAACGAAAATCAGGACATGCGATTTCTAACTAAACGAGGCTACGAGTTTGGCGAGGTTTCCTCGGCGATGCAGAAAGCAATCCGCCGCGGAGACACTCGCCTTGCGGGTTATTGGGCGCTGGAACTCTGGGCCAGCGGCTACGGCAACTATGTCTGGAAGCGGCTGCTTACTGTAAGTGCCGAAGACTGTTGGGGTATTCTGACTCAGGAAGTAAAGGCGCTGCATGATAGCTACGCTCTTGTGAACGCCAACGTGCCCGCGAAGCAGGCCAAGGGCCGTATCTTCATCAGCAAGGCCGTGATCCTTCTCTGCGCAGCGAAGAAGAACCGCGACGCCGATCACTTGCAGAACTTCGTCTATGACCAGTGCGCCGGTCTCGACGCTGATAAGCTCGCCGCCGATTTGCAGAAAGCCGGGCGCGAGAAAATTCCTGACTATGCCTTCGATTGCCACACGCAGAAGGGCCGCAAGATGGGCAAGAGCAAGGCCGAGTTCTTCCGCGATGAGCAAGCGGCGCTGGAGCCATTCCAGCCGGGTCTGTTCGACGATCTCATCGAGGATTGAAGGCTCGCGCCATCTAGGAAGGCTGATCGGCCCTTCGGCCATATCACCATACCACCCGCGGCTGCCGACTCTTATGCGGCGGTGGCAATCGAAGGCCAATTTCGCCTGTTAAACGAGCGGGCGGGCGGCGAGTGACTTTCAGCGGATGGTGCAGCTCGTTAGCAGGCAACTGACTAGCCCCACCTTTCGCGCCAAGCGCGGGGGGCTCCGTTCAATGGTGAAAAATATGGCGATGCAAACGGATGGATTCGGCGCGGCTGGCCGGACGAGGCAAGGGCATGCAACAGCCCAAAACTGAATACCTCGGAACCTTCATCAAAGCCTCGGGCGCCGCGCGCACGATGCGCTTCGTCACCTCACCGGACAAACTCCGCAGCGGCGGTCATATCACTGTCTTCGACGTGGAGAAGCGCAGCCTGCGGAAGTTTAACCTCGCCAAGCTCGTTGGCCGGCTGACCGCGCTCACTCCCGGCGCGCAGCCGTCCTTCTGCGCCTAAGTGCTACGCGCTCTGCGTATGAACGCGCCGCTGCAATTCATTCTCGCCGGGAACGCGCTGTTCACGGTCGAGAACACCACCACGGGCAACCGCTTCACTTTCAAGGTGCGCAAGCCCGACGGCGACAAGCCGCACTTCGTCAGCGTCCTCACCGGCCCGGACAACGAGTACGATTACTCGTTCCTCGGCACGGTGTTCACGCCCGAGCGTTACCACCACGGGCGACGCTCGCGAATTGCCCAGGATGCGCCGAGCGCGAAGGCGTTCGAGTGGCTCTTCCGGCAGTTGAGCGCCGGCCATCCGCTGCCGCCGCAGGTGCGGCTGTGCCACTGCGGGAAGTGTGGGCGGTGCGGCAGGACGCTCACTGTGCCCGAGTCCGTGGAGTCGGGCTTCGGCCCCGAGTGCATCAAGGCCATCGAGGGAGCCGGGCGATGAAGGCGCTCCGCCGGTTGATGCACGCCCTTTTCGCGGAGTCGCTCGCCGACCTCGGCGCGCTGCTCCGCAGCCTAGACCAGAAACCAAAACCAAAACGATGAACCACATCACCAAGCCGATGCTCGCCGGCAAGTGCGAGCACCCCGATGCCCTGAATTTCCCTGTGCTCGCCACGCCGAAGCTCGATGGCATCCGTTGCCTGAAGATCAACGGGCGCGCTCTGACGCGCTCGTTCAAACCCGTGTCCAACCGCTTCACGCGCGGCTGGATTGAAGCCCACCTGCCCGACGGCCTCGACGGCGAGTTGATCGTTCGCGGCACCACGTTCAGCGAAACCGCCGGTCACATCGGGCGCGAGTCCGGGGAGCCGGACTTCACCTTCGCGGCATTCGACTACGTGAGCGATGGCGTGGACGTGCCCTATGCCTGTCGGATGCAGGAACTCAAGCGCCTGCCCGAGTTCCAGCACGTCGAGAAAATCCTGCCTGTGGAGATCCGCGACGCCGCGCAGCTCGCGGCCTACGAGGAAGACTGTCTGGCCGAGGGCTACGAGGGCGTGATGATCCGCACGCCGGACTCACCATACAAGTGCGGGCGCTCGACCGAGCGGGAAGGCTGGCTTTTGAAGATCAAGAGGTTCGAGGACGCGGAGGCCGTGGTGCTCGGAACCTACGAGGGCATGAGCAACCTCAACGAGGCCCAGCGTGACGCCTTCGGTCGCACCAAGCGCAGCTCGGCACAGGCGGGCAAAGTTGGACGGGGCGAACTCGGGGGATTCACCGTTAGGATTGCCGAGACGGGCATCGAGTTTCGCTTGGGCTATAACCATGTGCTCGGCGGCGTGGATCGCATTACCCTTTGGCAGCAGCGCGAGTCGCTGGTGGGCAAGCTCGTGAAGTTCAAGCACCAGCCGAGCGGGGCGAAGGAAGCGCCGCGCTTTCCGAAGTTTGTAGGCTTTCGGGAGGCATGGGATCTGTGAGCACTCACCTTTCGCGCCAACCAAACGCCGCTCCGAAACATGGTGAAAAATATGGCGATTACTTCGGCTTCCCGTTCGCGGGCCGCCTGAACGAGGCAAGGGCATGTCTGCAACCACCATCCCAAGCCATGCGCAAAAGCTACGCACTCTGCGTAGTCTGCGAAAACCCGAGGACGTTGAAGCGATGAATATCCGCTTCGGCGTTGAACTTGAAACCAAAGTGCCGCGCACCTGCGGCCTCGCTGTCGGCGGCTACCACGTCGGCTATCCGGTGAGGACGAGCCGCGCGACGAACGGACAGGAACTCGCCGCGCCCACCTTCAACGGTGCGACGTGGCGGGCCGACCGCGACGGCTCCATCACCTGCGAGCCGGGCGAGATGCCCTGCGAATTTGTGTCCCCCATTCTCTACGGGGCCGAGGGTGTCGAATCACTCTGCCGGTTCATGGAATGGATGAGCGCGATCGGCGCGACTGTCGATAGCTCGTGTGGTGTCCATATCACTGTGGGCGTTGAGTCGGTGATCGGCAGCCGGGAAGCCGGGAAGATCAGCGCGTTCGTGCGAAAGCTCGCGCACATCGCGCAATGGCACGCGATGTCCCTCTACGGCCAGACGGGAACCGGACGCCACCTGAGTCGCTACAGCCACACGCTCGCCGCTGACGTGGAGCGCCACATGCGCAAGATCGTGAACACGAGCAGCGTGGCGGACAAGGAAGCCGCGGCAGCGGCGTGCGGGCGCGGGATGTTGAACTTCCAGAAGGCGTTCAGAATGCGCGGGGCTGAGTATGTGGGCGCGGTGGAGTTCCGCGTGTTTGCCGGCACCACCAGCCTCGTGAAAGTGCTGCATCACTTGGCGACGGTGCTCGGGCTCTGTCGCCGGGCTGCGCAAGTGCAGTGCCTCGGCGCTTTTCGGAAGAACAAGCTGCAAGCTAAGCGCACGCAGACCGCCGAGAGCGCGGTGCAATTCCTGTGGGATTACCTCGGGTGGACCGGCGGCGCGCGGCCCTGTGCGCTGGGGTTGTTCGGCCGGCTGCACCGCGAGTTTGCCAGCTATGGCCCCGAGGCGCTGCGCCTCTGCCGCAAGTTCGATGAGCGCTACCCGGAGGCCCGGCTGTGAGCGCGTCCCTTTCCTCAACCTCAACCCATCTCCACCCATGTGTGTCGTCCTGATCTGTCCGCCAAAGCAACGCCCTGACCTGACCATCCTGCGGGCGTGTCACGCCGCCAACCCGCACGGCGCCGGTGTGGCGTGGCGCGACAAGCGCCGCATCCACTGGCGGAAGGCGCTCACGCCCGGTGAAGTGAACCACCTGATTCAAAAGGTGCCGGGTGAAGTAATCATCCATTTTCGTTGGGCCAGCGTTGGCGGCGTGGAGCCGCTGCTCTGCCATCCGTTCCCGGTGACCGCGGACGTGGCCCTCGGTTACGAAGGGTTCTGCAAGTCAGTGCTCTTCCACAACGGGACGTGGGCCAACTGGGAGGCCGCGCAGGAGGTAATCGGCAACCTCGATGGACCGATGAGCGACAGCCGCGCGGTCGCTGCGCTCGTCCATCACAAGGGCACGAAGCTGCTCAAAAAGCTGCCCGGCCGTTGGGCGGTGATGACGGCCAAGGAGATCGAGTTGTTCGGGGACTGGCAGCCGTGGCGCGGCCTGCTCGTCAGCAACACCAGCTTCACGCCCTACCTCGCCGACAGCGCGAGACGGGCATCATTTTCGGCAATGACTCCGCACTCTGCGGAGTCTTGCCGCAAACCGAGCGCAGCGGGCCACACGGGTCAGCTCCCTCTGCCGCTCGGCAATCACCGCCGCTGACCCGGATCCACTGAAACCAAAATGAAGTTGTTCAAGGTGACTGCCTCGTTCAGTCGTGTTCGTTAGAGGTTGATGTTGTGCCGCTTATTGCAGCGGCCTCAAACCCAATACTGCACAAGAGTGACAAAAAGTGAAGGTGATTGTCAGGCATTTGTCAGGCGTGCTAGCCGGCGCTGAAGACGTCTCATCCACCGTCCACCCAAGGCTTCATGTTCCCAAATCCTCATGGTCGCGATACCCGCTAAACGCAACTTTCTGCGAACGCGCGCATCTCGTCTTCGATTCGTGTCGATTTTGGTGGTCCAAAACGCAATCCGTGTTTTTGGAATTCGCCCGCAGCGGGGACAGGCATGCCAAAAGCACCCGTCCACAAACACCGCGAGCTTGGCTTTAGGAAAATAGAAATCCGGGCGACCGACGATTGCCTTCGGATGCTTTTTCCAACCGCGAATCTTCGTCGTGCGTAGAACGGTTTCCACAACCAACTCAGTCGACCTATTCCCCATCGACCTCACCTTCGCCATCAGCGCAGACCGCTCAGCTTTGCTGAGAGGATCCTTCATTTAATGCTCGATCCAGACGACCCGTTCAATCTGAAGCTTCTTAGCGGCGGTTTCGACCATCTGCCGCAACTTCGGCTCTTTGTAGCGACCGACAGCGTGGGTGAGGATCGCCGCAAAAGGACGGCGGCCAGTTGGAGTGTAGGCGCGTTCAAAGGTTGCCATCAAGAGTGCCTTCCACGAGCTAGCTTGTCCCCAGCAAATGACTCGACCGTCGCGGAGGCATCGGCCGTGTGGCTTCACGAAAGTCTGCGCAATTTCAAGCTCTGGCGAAATTCCGAGAACGCGGCACGGCATTGCCTCATCGGCCAGGCGGTGCTGCGCATAATGCTTCAGCAAACTGTCTTTGAGATAAACACGAACATCACTCAAAGGAATGAACCGCGCGATGAGACCACCGATTTTCGGATCGCGCGTCCACGCTTCATAATGCTTCGTCTTGTTGACTTGGGGCATGCTCAGCCAATCGAGCGTGTCGGCTACTTTCCAAAGCGCGTCGCGAAGCTCCAATCGGATGTTGTCTGGGACGCTCATTGCACTCCACCAGGCGGCGCCGGCTCCGGAAAGTTAAACCGAGGAAGCTCCAACAACGGATCGTCTTCGCGGTCAAAAAGCGAAGCCTGATCCAGCATCCACTCGCGCAGGAAACTTCCCGCCGAGCGGTCCCGAAATTCCACAAGCCTACTGCCGAGGCCGAGTCGCTCGACCACTTGTCCTCGAACTGCTTTGTCCAACTCAACAACCTCGGCGATTCGCCGCAGGTCGGTAACGAAATCGAGAACGACAACTTTGTCCTTCGTCTTGCTGATGCGGAGACCGCGGCCAAGCTGCTGCACAAAAATACGGCGGCTGTGTGTGGCGCGAAGAAACACGATCATATCGACATCAGGAACATCCACACCTTCATTAAACAAATCGACTGTGGCGACGAAATCCAATTGTCCGGCCCGGAATCGCGCCATGAGAATGTCTCGCTCTCGCGTCGGCGTTTCATACGAAATCGCCTCCGCTCGAAAGCCGTAGTGCCTTAACATTCCGCAAAAGGAAACCGCATGCACGGCCGTCGGGCTGTAAACGATTCCGCCGCGACGCTTCTCGTTGTCGAACGCTTCTCGAATTAGGCGCGCGGCTTCCTCATCCCGAACAGGAATCAGCAACTTCCGATTAAGTTGTGAGAGGGAATATCTGTAGCGCGATGCGCCTTGAATAAACTCCCAGTCAATGTTGTCGCCAAGCAGCCTATAATCTACCTCGGACAAATATCCCTCTCGCAAACCTTCCGCGATGCCGACGCGCTCAACCGCTGGTCCAAGCAGTTGATCAATATCGTAGCCGTCTCCTCTCCACGGTGTAGCAGTAACTCCCCCGAGCATCCGTGGTTTAAGGTGCGCGATAACGTCTCTGAAAGTTTGAGCGCCTATGTGATGCGCTTCATCCACGAGCAGCAGCCCAAATGTTGGCAGACTTTCAAGACGGGCGCGCACACTTTGAACTGTCGCAAACGTAATCCCATCCCAAAATGCCGGAGATTCGCCCTCGGTTAGTTGATGGGTCGGAACCGACTTCGGCAGTTGGTGCCAAAAGCTTTGATGGAGCTGGTTTACAAGCTCCCGCACATGGGCAAGTACCAAAACACGACCGTCCTCAATTACGCCGTCTCTGATCAAATCAGCAACGGTTTCAGCCATGACTACCGTTTTACCGAGCCCGGTCGCCAAGACAATTTGACCCCGACCAGTATCCATCAAGGCCTCGCGAAGCCGGTGTGAAGCGCGTTCCTGATACGGGCGCAGTGCTTTACGGGATTTTGGATATTCAGGCGACTGAGCCGCGAGTCGCAAAAGTTCCGGTGGGCCAGCGACTTCGATTCTCAAGCCTGTCCGTTCAAAGCGCGCCCGCTCGTCATTGAATGAGTCTCCGGGCGGACGCGAAGTTGCGACGACCAGTCGCTGTGCCTTGTAATACTTTCCTGCCTCGACAACCTCGCGAATGGCATCGGCTGGTGGCGGCGTGGTTGAAGTATACTTACATTGCACCACCCAAAGTTCTGTCCCTTGCACTCCGAGCACATCGCCGCCCCGATCACCGGTTCCAGCGACGATCCGCACGTCATCGAACCCGTTAGCTATGAGCAATCGCGCGACGTCGCGCTCAAGTTGCTGCCACGGTCCGAGGAGGAGGCGCCTCTGATCAATAAAGGACGGTTGACCGTTCAAGTGTCAGTCCCCTGGCGGCCAGTTGGCGCTAGAAGCTCCAATGCTAATGCAGCGCGAAGTAATCGTGCGCGACTGGCGTCAGCGAGTTCAGACGGGTCTTGCTCGGCGAGCCACATCGAGTCGGTGAGCAAGCTCGAATAGTATCTTACCAATAAAGAGCGGGCTTCCTCCGTAGCGAGGGCGTTTCCGTAGTCGAGCGCCGAGTAGGGAGCGTCCCAATAGTGTCCGTCAAAAAACAGTTCAGGATGCCGCTCGAAGAAGCGTAGCAGAGTCTTCCGCGGCGCAAACTCAAGGAAACGTCCCTCCGCGATGGCGCTCGGCGGAGCCGAACGAGCCGCCATGCGCTGCTTTACGGCATCCTGCTCCGCAATCGTAAGTTCCGAAAACAGAGCTTCGCTATCGTCACGAGAGATATGTTCCGCCGGACTACGAGCGATACCGCTCAACGTAATACTCGCTTCTCCCGATAACGTCACAGGATCGAGTCGGAGCAGGCCAGCATACTTGCTCCGCAGTGCGGCAAGAATGACGGAAAACGTCGTGCCTGAGGGAGCTGCGCGTTGGAAGTCCATGGCCGCCCAACTCAGCTCCGCGAGCAGGCCGTCGAGAAGCGTCATCGTCGCAGAGCGGAAAATCTCGTTCCGTGGATTTACATAAAACTCGTGGATACCCGTGGGCAAAGCACGCAGTGCCCAAGGTCTTTCCGCACCGCCGAGCCCTGGATCGCCCGGTTCAACGGCGAATGCCTTGATGTCCCAGCGCAAGCTCGTGTGATCGTCTCGATACTCTCGACTCAAAGACGCCAATGAAGTGCGGACAACTGGAGGCGGCGCGCTTGTCTGCGGAGGCGCCCCCACGGAAGTAGGCGTTGGCGATCCCTGAGTGCCCGCAACAGGATCGCCCGCACCGCCGAACCCAGCTAACGCGCCAGGCGTACCAGCAGCTCCGGTCGGCGGTGCCAATAGCTGACGATCGGCTTCCTCCACAAGCTCCCACCATTTTGCGTCGGTCTGGAATTCAGGCTCTCCACCGAAGAATTTTTGCGCCATTTCTCCAGCGACATCGTTGTCTGGAACGATGAGCAGGCGCTTATAGCAACCAGCAACTTTCGGTTTGGGACTGGAACGTCGGAACGCTTGAAACAACAAAAACAGCGGGGACGTATTCTGGCCGAAACCCAAGTCCTCTGCCTTGTCGGGCCGTAGCGGACCTTGGCCACGCACGAGGTTCGTCATGTCGTCCCAAGCGGGATCGTTCCTGTCGAATCGATCCTTGGTGTAGGTCACCCGACAATGATCTAAGTGAATTTCGCCAACGATGCGCCCGCGGTGCCGAGGATCATCAATGGGATACTCTTCCTCAGTTGAACTGTCGGTCAGCCATCTGAACAGATCCTTGTTTCCGGTTTCGATCTTTCGCCCGTGTCTCACGAAGTCTATGCCAAAGTCGCTTTCGTGCAGGTAACGCTGGACTCCGAGCCAGCCTCGAACACGCCGCTGCCGCTGCACCACTCCCTCCGCTGCACTACAGGCCGGACAGCTATCTTCGCCAGTCGCAAGCCATTGCCAACATTTTGTGCAAAACGGTCGATCCGCAAGCCGGACGTCAATCGGCTGATACGCGTCGATTATCCCATATCGGGCGGTTTGAACGTCGCGCACATCGTTTCCCTCGCCGCCCCAAATGCAATGATTTCTCCCACGAACCAATTGCCCATTCAGCTTGAGCGTGAAGGCTACGGGCGTGCCGTTGCGATGCAGCATCGTGGAGTAGGCCCTCCCGAGTTCCTTCGTGAGTTTTGATCTGTTTGCGACTTTGGCGAACCATTGTCGCTGCTCGGGTTTTAAGCGCTCCACGGCAATTTCCGTTCCTTGTTCTTCTGGGTCTGTCTTTGGACGAGAGAGCATTGGCGTCCGAAAATGCCGCTGCTTTATAAGCGTCTCGAAGTTGATTTCGAGGCCGACCCACTCCGCGTCACCGCGGCGCGTCGTCCAAACACGCGTGACGGTTCCCAACCGCGCCGTCGCGATGTTGAAACCCATCCCGAACATTCCGAGGTTGTTAATCGGGTCGTTCCCGGTCCAGCCCGCCTTCACCGCATTCTCGAGAGTCTGGAGGTCCATTCCAGGCCCATTGTCGCGGACGGTCAGCTTTGCAGCCGGATCGTCCGAGGTCGGAACGGACACGTTCACTTCGGGACTAGTGATGGGAACCCCACCGCGTTCCGCCGCCAAGAAAGCATCAACCGAATTGTCGACCAATTCAGCAACGCACCGCCACTGAATCAAATTGATCTCGCCGAGCATTGGCAAAATCCTGGGATGTGGATCGAGATCGAACTGCTTTTCGGTTGCGTTCATAACTTTGTGGCTCGCTTGGCCAATTCGGCCTGAATCAGGTCATATAGAGGACGCGCGAGCACAGTCGCGAGGTGGCACGGCACCGCATTACCGATCTGTCGCGTGACGCGAATTCGCGCGCCGGTAAAGACGTGGGCATCCGGAAATGTTTGCAGTCGGGCGGTTTCCCGAAGCGTGAAGTAGCGGAATGCGTTGTCATCTTCAACGATCGTGTTTTCTCCTCCCGGCACCCCATGAACCCCCGCTTTGATCGTCTTCGATGGCCAATCCATCTCGCTGCCATTGTGGCCAGCATAGGAGCGCGCTCCCGGGATTTTCCAATGGTTCATCGCGGCCCCTTCTTCAGAATCCGCGGGAGGCGGGAGGTCTCGGAGGGCGTCTCGAACAGTGACCCAGGGCAATGCTCCGTTCACCTCTCCGTTTACCCCATTCCCTGCGACTGTCGCCTTCGAGCCGTTCGGGCTCTTTATCCCGTGCTTTTTCCAATAGTCTCCAGACTCGAGGGCATGGAGTAGAGCTTCGCGACTGTGCGTGCGCTTGGGTAACTCGTAGGCAGGGAAATCTCGCCGTGTAGCAACGATGATTACTCGCTGCCGATTCTGCGGCACACCGTAATCCGCAGCGTCCACGAGCCGATACGTGACGCGATACTCAGGCTCATACCCCACTGAAAGCTGTCGCTGGCGTATTCGCTTGTCGTGACTTTGCCACAATTCTTGATGCCGAGGGCGAACCGAAGGGCATTCAAGTTGTCGGAGGATGTATTCGAAATACGGACGAAAGGAGGCGCGAGCCAAACCCCGGACATTCTCGAGGAAAACGCCCATTGGCCGCAGCGCCCGAAACGCGCGCATCAACTCAGGAAACAAATTTCGACCGTCTTTGTCGGCCAAATGCTTGCCTGCCAAACTAAACGGCTGACATGGAGTTCCCGCCGCGAGCAGGCGAACTCGATCCTTGAATGGACGCCAATCAGCGTTTTCTACTTTTCCCTCAAGCACGCTTCCGAGAAGCGTCGGGTTCGTTGACTTGATGTTCTCGCGCAGAGTGGCGCACGAATGCGAATCAAGCTCGAAAAAGACGCCGGGCGAAAAACCGGCATTTTTCAGCCCGACCGCCAAGCCACCCGCGCCGGAGCAGATTTCGATGTCAACCAACGTCGCGTTTGTGAGCAGCGCCCCGAGATCGAGCGAATCTTGTCGATCAGCAGGATTTTGCGGCTGTATTTTTTGGGAGCGACCGGGCATCTGGCGCCGCACACTAAGCGGCGCTGTCGCCGGCCGGCAATTCGGATCGTTATTCCTCGGAATTACTCAGGGAATCGGTGATGACGATGGGCACACCGGAAGTATTCCGGGAACTTCGCTAGCGCCTCGAAGGCGAAGTTGTCGGTAATTCCCTTGCCGGCGTTCGTGCAGAGATTCTTGATGCGCACGGCGTTCTGGCGGTTCGCTAGGGCTTCACGATGCGCTTGATGCCGTCGGGCAGCGCGACCTTGAAGCCGTAGAGGCACTCGACGGTGACGAAGACGCGGTTGCTCTGCGTCTCGGTGTAGCGCAAGTAGCCGAACGTCAGACCAGTTTCGGGGTCGGTTACCGCACCGGCTTCGTCGTATTCGGCCGCGGGAACCAAGTAGCGCATCGCGACGGCGAGGCCGCTTGGGTGAGCCGCAAAGCCGATGAGCTTCTCGCCGTTCTCCGGCAGAATCACCGTCTCGTGCAGGTCGAAGCCGGCGAGGCGGCGAATCTGTGCTTCGACGACGCCAGGCAGCGCGACCTGGGGGACAAAGCCTTTTGCGACCACATCATCGCCGAGCAGATTCGTGTAGTAGGCACCGTCGAGAATCAGCGCGCGATCGGTGACGGGCATCTTCACGGAACTGCACGCTTCACGAATCGCGAGAAGCTTCTTGTAGTCGAACGCGGCCGGGGCGAGCGCGGCGATGACCGGCCCGCCGTAGTTCGCCGCGGTGATCTCGCCGAAGATGTCCTGCAACACGTCCTGCGCGAGTTGCTTCACGGCGGCAGAGACGAGCGTATCGAGCACGTTGAACGCGGTCTCGCTGGCTTCGCGCGCCGTGAGATGGACGGTCTTGAACTTATGCCGCGTGAGCTGCACCGGGATCACCGAGACGGTCGAGTCGGCGTTCGCGGTGTAATTGCCGGCGAAGTCGCTCGATTGCGTCGGCGTGCCGACGATGGGCACGCGCACAGTGTCGAGCCGCTCCGCAGGATCGGGCGAGAAGTTGGTCGAGAAGGCGCGGATCGGCGTAAGTGCAGCCGTGAACGGCTGGAGTGCGCGTTGGGCAACCTTGATGTCTTGGACGTTGGTGAGGGTGTTGGGCATGACGATGTGCGGTTACTGGACTTTGAGAATGGCGGCGCGTTGCTCGGCAGTGAGCGAACGCCAGAACGCGGTTTGCGCGCGGGGATCAGTGATGGCGGCGAATCGGGCAGCGAGTGCTTCCGGCGACTCGTCATCAGCCGGCGCGTCGGTGGTTGGCAATTCCGTCGCGGGCATTACGCGCTCTGCGGCGTGCTGTGCGGCGGCTCGCGCGAATTCGCCCGGCGTCATGCACACCAAGCCCTCAACTTTTGCGAGGGCGCGAACGGCTTCCACGAGACGGCTGTCGGCGGATTCGTCGAGTGCGAGCGGGGCGGCGAAACGCGGCTTCTCCGCAGAGGGAAGCAGCGAAACCACGGTGGCGAGGCGAGATTCGAGTGTCATCATGCCCGTGCCTCCGGTGTCAAAGCGGTCACTCCCGTTCGACCACGCGAATCCGCTCCCAGGCGTTCGTAGATTTCCACCACTGGCAGAAGGTCTCGACGCAATGCCTCGATCTTCTCTGGGTGGGAATCATTGAACCACCCACCACGGCGCAGTTTGCCGAAGAAGCTTACGATGCCATTCACGAACGGATGGACGTTCTCAATCCCCGTGTCCGCCTCCGTTTCCGCCATCTCTTGGATGCTGAGCAGCCGGCCAGCTTGGATGCTGCGGGCGAGACGCCGGACCGACATCGGCCGGCCGCCGTTGGCGGTCTTCGCGGCGAGTTTGAGCCAGTGCGTTTTCTCCGCGTCCTCTCGCAGCTTCGCGACCTTTTTGTGATGCTCCCATGAGAGCTTCTCGTGACGGATTTGCCGAGGGACGCGCCGCGCGACGTAGGCGTAATTTTGAAGCGTCGTAATGTCCAAGCCGGTGAGCTGCGAAGCCTGCGCGTAAAGCCAGGTTGGAACCTGTTCACGTGGCGCGGCATTGCGCTCCGTCCTGTGGGTCTCGCCATAGACGAGCCAGTCGCCGACGACGAACGCCATGGAGCGGAGTCCTCTGCCGATCCGGCCACCGATGTCCTGCCACTCCTCGTCCGTCAACGGCTCGGCAATATCGAGACCAAGCGGCGTGATCCGAAACTTGCTACCCGAGGGCAGGGTCACTTCCGACGCAGCGCCGGGAATGGATGTGAGCAGCTCCAT